AGACGCTTGTCAGGGCCGAAAATACTGATGAACTGCTGCGCGAACTGACCGAGGACGATGGGGCCGGCAATCATCGCCTGACCGCAAAAGCACTGGAGCAGACGCCGGCGGGTGAATCGGTCTGGTCAATCGAACAGCGAGATGCGGTGCTGGAGATGGCATCAACACGATTGGTTACACAATCACGGATTAACACAACCACCACGCCGTGGCGGCTTGAATTGATGGTCGACCAGACGGTGGTTAAGGCCTACGCGTGCTATGACATCAACGGCGAGCCGATTACAAGTACAGAGGCGGTCATCGCTAAATACGTGGAGGTGGTCTGATGATTGGATTGATGCCCATCATCCCGCAGTTAGGCCGAGGATTTGGCACGACGGATATTATCATCCCGACCGCTCCTGCTGCCCCGTCAATATTAGCATCCATTGATAACGGCGTTATTATCGTGTCGGTGGTCGGCGATGTTGGCGCAACACACACACTGTTAACCAAGCGGTCTGATGAGGTGGATTGGACGACCGCCGGTACGCTGACGGGCGATGGTGACATTACGATTACAGACGTCTCTGTAGGTGCCTATCAGATATTGGCCTACTCATCGATAAGCGGTGCACACAGCACACCGAGTAATCTGGCTGTGGTTACGTTATCGCTGCCGGTCGGGCCGGAATTGCCGGCCAAAGAGAATATGTTAGAGAGAGGTCAGGATATGCTCACGGAACGATTGTTAGGGATTGCGTCATCCACCATCATCTACAAACAGGGCACAGTGGCCATCGAATGCGATGCGGTGGTCGGCAAGACACGATATCAGGCGACGACCGAGGACGGCTACAGCGTCGAGGCGAATGCGATTGATTTTCTGATTAAGAAAAAATCGCTCGAAATCGACGAGATGACCATCGAGCCAAAACAAGGCGACAGGATTGAGATGGTCAACGGGACTTATGAGGTGATGTATCTGCCGGGCGAGGGATGCTGGAGATACTCTGACCCGTTTGGGACGCTGTACCGAATCCATACAAAAAAAGTTGAGGGATAAAAAATGACGGCCAGCAAGGTATTTGAAATTGTTGATGCCATCGTCGGCGAAATCAACCGCGTGGCCAATGAAGTTGGTTTTTCGCAGCCGCTGACCGCCTCGCGAGAGGTGATGCCGTCACTGGCAATGAATCAAATCAAAGGGGTGGTTGTCAGTGTGGTGCCGCGGTCGGTTGAATTGAGTCAGGCCTCGCGGTCGAGCCGTCTGAAACGGTATAAGATAGATGTTGCTGTGATGCGACGGGCGCAGCAACAGGATGACCTGAACACATTGGTTGAAACAATGGTCAGCCTGACCCATGAGATACGCGAGGCTTTAAGCGGCAAAGAGATGAGTGGTGCTGTATTTATCGGCGACGCGATTGACCCGATTTACTCGCTTGAATTTTTGATGCAGCAGCGGACGTTTTTAAGCGTGCTGCGATTGGATTATGGAGTCCTGTAATGGGATTGAAAGTCAGCAAAATCATTGTCAACAAAGCACCTGTGATGCGGTCATTGAGCAAATGGCAGAGCAAGGCGTTTCGAAAATTCGGCGCGTTTGTCCGCAATGCGGCGCGCTGGTCGATGAGGCCGGCACCGAAAAAAGGCAATAAAACAAGTGCCCCTGGAGAGCCGCCGTACACAAGGACGGGTGGCGTCAGGAAAAATATATTTTACGCGGTGGACTATAACGCCAGGTCAGTGGTCATCGGGCCTGTCCGCAAATCAGGCGGTGTTGGCGCACCGGAAGCCCTTGAGTATGGCGGGTACTCATATATTTACAATCCAGACAGCAAAAAAAGAATCCGCACCTCCATCGAGGCGCGACCTTATATGCGGCCGGCCTTTGAAAAAGGGTTAGAACGATTAGATGAAATTATGTTATCCGTTAAATAAACAAACAAACAAAACAGATAGGAGCAAAAAAATGAGCACAACTTTCAAACTGGGAATGAATGCAAAATTGTATTTTGCGGCTGCAGCAGAAACCCCCTCTACACTTGACCCGACCACAATGACAGAGGTCGACAATGTCAAGGATGTCACCGTAACGATGGAGGCCGGCGAGGCGGATATCACGACGCGCGCGAATCAAGGCTGGCGAGCCACCGCACCGACACTGCGTGAGTGTACGCTGGAATTTGAAATGCAATGGAAGCCAGGCGACGCGGCCTTTGAGGCGGTTAAAACGGCGTTTTTAAGTTCCGGCGAAATCGCCTTTGCCGCCTTGTCCGATGCATATAACAGCGAGGGCGCGGAAGGCCCTGTCGGGAATTTCTCGATTACAAATTTCTCGCGCAACGAGCCGCTTGAAGAGGCGATAACGGTAAGTGTAACGGCGAAATTATCGGCGATTGGCGAATGGTATGAATATACAGCACCGTTGTTAGGATGAGAATAAACAATGAAAACATTTGCGGATAGCCAGGGGCGAACGTGGACGCTTGCCCTGACGTTAGGTGTAGCCAAACAAATTAAGTCAAAACTCGATATCGATTTGCTGCAGCCCGAGATGGGTGAGCCGCCATTGTTAACGCGGCTTGGCACTGATGAGATACTGCTTGGCGAGGTGCTGCTTGCGATGATGGAGAGCCAGTTTGAGCGGTACAATCTGACCGAGCAGCAGGTGCAGGATGCGTTTGACGGGCCTACATTGCTTAAGGCGCAGACGGCGTTTTATGATGAATTGATTGATTTTTTCCGGAGCCGCGGCCGGACGGACAGAGCCAAGGCGGTCGCGGCACAAAAGACGCTCATCGACAAGGCGATAGCAGCGATAGAGATGCAGGTGGACGCAATCGACGTGGACAAACTGATAGATGGTGCTTTGTCTGGCAATTAGCGGGACTGGTTGGAATCAATCCGGAACCGCTGACGTTAAGAGAGTTATTATGGATGGCCGAGGGCAAATCGCGAGAGAATTGGCAGCATACGTCGATGCTGCTTGCAATGGTGTTTAATTGCCATCGCGATCCAAAGCGGAGCAAGCCGGCAAAGCCGTCAGATTTTAACCCGTTTTGCGCTGGCAATGGGCAGACGGTGTTGGTTACAAAGGAAAATATCGGCCAGTTGCGAAAATACTTCAAAGGTCATTGATGATAGGCGATGCTTATGGCTAAAGCAGGTGCAATACGATTTGGGCGAGCGTTTGTCGAGTTGTTTGCCGACAATACACTTCTGGTGCGCGGTCTTCGCGCGGCGGAACGAAAACTCCGCGCGTTTGGTGCATCGATTAGCCGACTGGGTCGTCAGATGGTTACGTTGGGTGCGGTGATGTTCGCGCCATTGGCCTCCGCGTCAAAGATATTTACCGCGATTGGCGACTCGTTAGACAAGATGTCCAAACGGACGGGAATTTCCGTCGAGAGTTTGTCCGGTCTTTCGTTTGCCGCCGAGCAATCTGGGGCGGATATCAAATCTTTTGAGGTTGGCATTCGGCGGATGCAGCGAACGATAGTAGATGCCGAACGTGGATTAAGTACAGCGATTGATGCCTTTGCGATGCTGGGGCTCTCGTTTAGCCACCTCAAGGATTTGACGCCAGAAGAGCAGTTTGCACTGATTGCCGACCGAATCAGCAAAATCAAAGACCCTACGCGGCAGGCGGCGGCGGCGATGATGATTTTCGGCCGCAGCGGAACATCGCTGCTCCCGATGATGAAAGATGGAGCGGCCGGCATCAATAAATTAGTCGACGAAGCGCGAGCGATGGGAATCATCATCCGCACAGAGGATGCGACGGCGGCCGCGGTACTGAATGATGCGATGAACGCATTATGGCGCGTCGTCAAGATGACAGCGTTCTGGGTGGGTTCAGCATTGGCCGGCGAATTGAAAAAATTAACCGACCGATTAAAAGATGTCATTATCAGAGTTAATGAATGGATTAGTCGGAACAGACAGATTATCGTAATCGTTGCAAAGATTGCAGCGGCCCTTGTCGCCGGTGGGATTGCGTTGATGGCATTTGGCACCAGCCTTAGCCTGCTGGGAATTGCATTTGGCAAACTGGCTGCGCTCATCACACTGATAGGGACTGGGCTTAAGGCATTGGGTGCGGTGATTGCTTTTTTGGCGCAGCCGATTGTGCTGGTGATTGGCGCATTGGCTGCGTTGGGAGCCTACCTGCTCTATGTAACCGGCGCTGGAGCCAAGGCGTTAGGCTGGTTGGGTGAGCGATTTAAGCAGCTCAAAAATGATGCGGCCGATGCCTATCAGGGCATTGCAGATGCACTGGTGGGAGGTGATATAGCATTGGCGGCACGTGTGTTGTGGCTGACGCTAAAGATGGAGTGGACGCGCGGCGTGAATTTCCTTGAGAAAATCTGGCTGAACTTTCGAAACTTTTTTGTGCGCATTGCCTATGATGCGTTTGATGGTGCTCTTGCGGCGGCCGTGTCTGTATGGAATGCCCTTGAGGTCGGCTGGATTGAGTTAACGTCTTTTTTGCAAAAGGCGTGGAATAATTTTTCCTCATTTTTCGCGCGAACGTGGGAGAAAATGAAGGCTATTGCGACAAAGGTTGCATTGTGGATTATGAGGCTGTTTGACAGGTCGATTGATTTAGAGGCGGCTTACTCGATTGTGGATGAGGAAAAAGGCAAAGCCCTTGACAAAATCACACAAGAGCAGCAGTCCCGTCGCGCGGAGATAGAGCAGCGACGTCAATCGCGTCGTGCCGGTGTGGCGACAATGCGGGACGCGATGCTGGAGCAGATTGGCAAACAAAACGCAGAGCGGTATAAAGAGTTGGATGACGCCTATGCCGAGCGGATGCGGCAGAATGCCAATGACCTCGACGAGGCGCGACGTGCCTGGCAGCAATCGCTTCAGGAGGCACGGCAAAAGCGATTTGCTCCAGCTGGAGGTCCTGAACAATTGAAAGCGCCTGGGAAACTTGCACTGCCGGAGATACCGTTGTTAGGTGAGCAATTTGACAAGCAGGCTGCACGCATTACAGCGGCCGGCGGGTTTAGCGGATTTTTGCGGTTTGGCGTTGAGGGTCAATCGGCCGCCGAGCGAACCGCTAACGGCGTTGAACAAATCGTCAAAAATACACGCGACCTGCTGGAGTTGGAGCGTGATAATCAGGAGGCTATTGTATGAGTGCGACGGTCTCACAAGGCATAGAGTCTCGTTATACGCCAGGCAAATCCGCCGAATTTGTTTATATCATTCGCGGCGCGGAAAACGAAGCGGCTGTGCGTGATGCCGTATTAGCCTTTGCACCTGTGGTCTACGAGGGACTGGCGCGGCGATATCAGCAGATTGAGACCATCCATTTTGACAGTACAAAAACAGATTCCAATATACATTCTTCGATGGTGTATTACGGGCAGGTGGAGCCGGAGGATAATACCTCTGCGTTTGACACGACCGGCGGAAGCCAGCACATTACGCAGTCGCCCTATACGGCGGCCAAGTATCCGGCCAACGCCCCGAATATGCAGGGAGCGATTGGATTCGACGGCGAGCGGGTCAATGGAACAGATATTGTCATACCGACGTATGAGTTTACTGAAACGCATATCAAGAGCAAGGCACAGGTCAACACGGCGTATCGTTTTACTCTGTCTCTATTGACCGGCGGCGTGAACAATGCGGCGTTTCGCGGATTTGCCGCCGGAGAGGTGTTGTTTCGGGGCGTAACGGGTCAACTGGTCAATGTCGAAGACGATCAGCAGTGGCAGTTGAATTTCCGGTTTGCCGCCAGTCCGAACCGGACGGTAGCCAATGGCAACCCGATTACGGTAGGAACCATCACCAATGTTGAAAAACTCGGCTGGGAATACCTCTGGGTGCTATACGGCGATACCGTAGATGAAAACCGATTGGTACAGCACCCGACGGCCTGTTACGTGGAGCGGCTGTATCCGTTTGTAGATTTTAGCAAATTGGGAATCGGGACGACATAGTGTATGGCAAAGACCGTCAGGATAACAGAGCCGACGTGGCGTAAGATTGATCGTCTCCTCAAAGATGAGCAGGCATCGCGGACTGTTTTGCCTTTGACCGGCGCCGGAACAAATATTATCCGCGTCCGAAATAATACAGCCGACATTATCAATCGGTTTGGCGCGCTCGGCGTCTCCGGAAGCGTGATTGAGATGGCGCCTGAAAACCCAAGTCATCATATTATCGTCGATGGTTATACACCCTCGGCTATTGATCACGCTAACGGCAAATTTGTTATTTGCGCCGAGCCAATCCAAAGCGGCAAGATAGGACGTGCTTATGCTGCCGGTATAACAGCAGCGATAGTCAATGTCGTTGATGAAAGTCATACTTATGCGGATATCGACGACGGGCAATATTGTCTCAAAAGCGCGGAAAGCGGAACGTGCGCTATCCTCTGGAAAGAGTCCGGCACAGGCCAATTACTTGCTATCGTACGGTTTGGCGGCGTGGGCGGAACGGCTACAAGCGAGGCGATGTGTGAAATCAGACGGTCGCTGTTATGGCCGGATGCGGCACGAGACCCGCTTGACGGGCCTCCAGAAGGCTATAGTCAATATGTAGTTGCCATCGACGAGGTGGCTCTATGGGATGTTAACCAACTCATTGAGGTGGGCGATTTGCGGCGTAATGCCGAGGGGATTGTCTTTATCGCGATAATTGCCCATATGATTCAGGAGGGCGCGCACGACGAGCCGACCCTTGAGGAGCCGACAGAATATTGGCGGTTGTATTGCCCGCTTCCGCCGTGCCAGGAAGGGCTTGCACTGATTGACGAAGAGATTGATTATCGCGATTACGCGGCCTGGTTTGAGATTGGCGATATTGTGCCGTTACGCCGGAAGGTCAATGCGCTGACCGGCAAAACAACCTATCTCTTTGATGTGCGGATGATGCGCACCCGTGAGCACGGGATGACGATACAATCCCTGCTCTATGACCCTGACGAGCGGCGGTCAAAGGTGGTCTTTGGTGATGCGGAGACCGAGTTTGAGGGAACTTGATGGATTATCAGAGTGTTAAGTTTGAGCCGTTTGACCCGACGGCAGATGAAAACAAATATAAATACAATCACTGGCATTTGACAGGGATGCGGATTGGCCCGCATTCCGAAATTGGATGGAAGTATTTTGAGACGATTCGCCGCGCGCTGTTTGTGCGATTTTGGCGTTACGCGGGTATCAATCCGCCGGAAGTCCCAGGCGTGCTTAACATCACATTGTCCGGCTGGAGTACGTTTGTCAATGGGCTTCCGGATTCCGATTTTGATTCCCCCGGCGCGCCGCCTGGAAAATATAAGGTGATGCTGACGGATGTTGGCGATGAGCAAATCTACGCCAATCGCGTCTATTTTGACCGCAAAACCGATATGCTTAATATGCCGCCGATTAGTGGCGGCGAGGTAACGGCGTGGTGGAAGCCGATTGCAAGTCCTCATATCTACGCGGAGTTTGACCAGACCAGCGGAAAATCGCGAATTGAATTGTACGAAAAGGGCAGCAAGCCCGAGCCGCCGTTAGGGACATATAAGCATTTTTACGTCGATTTGCCAGCCTGGCGATGGCTGCCCAAACAACTGCATCCGCTCAAACAACGCAAGCCGGTTGATGATGGTCAAGGGGGCCTTATCCACCTTAAGCGATACGTCGAGCCTAATCGGCGGTATATCGCGCAAAACGCAGCCGCTGGAACGCGACATACCTTAACCGTCGAAAAAGCAGGCTCGGCCTATAATCTGGTCAAAGAGGTGGACGGCGTTAAAATCAGCGTTTCTGAAGCCTATGGGGGTCTTGAGGGCGGCCGGTATACCAATATCTATGCCGAGCCTGGGATGAGCGGTACGGCCTATCATAACGACAGCCTGCCGCGTCAGTCGGCGGGGCAAAATTACGGCAGCAAGGGCACAGCAAATCAATGGGGTTTTGAACCTAAAATTTGCGCGTCCTATCAGGAGATGATTGGCTATTGTGCAGAGCGGCTGCCGTGGGTCTGGCCGATCTTGCCGGACACGCCGCAGGGTGCGGAGTTTATCCGCAATTTTAACGGCGAGCGATTCGGCTGGGCCGACCTCTGGACGCCGGGGGTCTATGAGACCGGCGACGTGGTGCGATGGCCTGATAATGCCGGCCAGATGTGCGGATGGAGAGCCATCCCGTTTCTGGGCCAGACCTCGCAAGAGCCTGGCGACGGGGCCAGCGATTGGGAAAAGATATACCCCTACGGTTACGGCTTAATCCCCGGGCGCAATCCACCTGACCCTATCGCTGCCTATATGGACGATGAGCGTTGGGGCTGCAATGGTTCGGCGACCGAGTTGGCGTTATGGATTACATCCAATACGGACGGACTCTATGATTGGGTGTATGACACGGACAAGCCCTTTGCGCCGATGCAGGTGCTCAAATTCCGCTGCAAGGAGTTGCACGGCTACCCACTGCCGAGCGACCAGAGTATCAATAATGCGTATCCGTTAGCACACGGCAATTGGCACCGCTGCTGGCCTGGGATGGGCTGGCCAAAGAATATCGACCCTGACAATGGGGGCCTTGTGCTGCCTGGTGTGCGTTATGTTACCGATTGGCACGAGGGGATTGATTATGCGGCCGGTGTCCGACGATATGGCCAGACGCTGACGCAGGGCGAGCAGAGTACGGATGTGTACCGCTGCAAGGTGGCGCATACATCGACGATGGATACTTACCCCGGCGGCGGCGGCAATTGGCAGACGTACTGGGAGCCGATTTTTAATTTCCAAAAAAATGTTATTCCGCCGAACGACGGACTGTATCATCCTTATCAGGATTTCACGTTGTCTGACCAGACGATTGCCGCCGGCGCGGGTGTGATTTGGCAGCGGCTGTTTTGGCCGGGCCTCTATAATAAGGAGCAGCCGACGGTCGATTATGCCGCCTTGGACATCAACGCAGAGGATATCGAGCAGATGCACCGCCGACATAATCGGGCGATTATTGTTGATGGCGTTGACGCTTATGAGGTCTCTTATCAGCAGGTCAAGGCCTTATGGGATGTGCTGTCCTGCCTGGTCTACATCGAGGATATGAGCGTCTCGATTACCCTGCAAAGCCGCACGGCACAAATCGGCAGCACATATCCCCCCTCGTATGGCTCGTCCGGTGCGGCGTGGAACGCACTTGTCCAAACAGCCCTTGCGACCATCGACAGCGCCGAGTGGGTCAATCTGGGGGGTATCCCCTATGGGACAAGCCCTAACTTGTATCTGCAGCCCCATAATCAATTTGGCTGGACGGGGTATGTCAATGGCATTAATGGAGAGTACTCCGCCGGTGGCAGTTATACGCAGATGCGGCTTAAGATTACCGGCGGCTACGTGGGCGGCAAATACTATGGGGGCGAGATATGGTTTCCCCTGCTGGCGATGCTGGGAGGTCATTTTTTGTATAGTTGGGACACAGACTTATATCATTTTGAGACGTGTGTTGCCGGCATCCCTGGCGGGTCGCAGGTGTCATTTCGGACATTAAGTTTTTTGGACGACCCGCCGCCGCCCTACAAAGTCCGACAGCGGCTGGTGATGGCCAGTTTTGAGCCCGTCAGCCAGTATGCGGGCGATGATACGCATTATCTGTATATCCCGCAGCTGACAGGCCCGCCGACGGCCCCCTCCTGGCCGGATGACAATACATCCAGATGGTGCGACAGCCACGGCTATTTTTTCCCGATGAGCGGCTATCTCAACGCGATTTATCGGCTGGATTTTTCGCGGGTTCCGGCATCGGTTTTTGCGTAAATAGGTTTTTTTTGTCGCCGTAAACCCTTAAAAATCAACCATTTACAACAATTTGCAGATTTTTTCAAAAAAAAGGTTTTTCCGCTTGACCCGCCCCTGAAAATAGTGTATATTATAATTATAAGAGACAAGGGAAAAGAAACCAGAAACCAAAAATCGAAAGGGGTAAAAATGAAAACGATCATTTACAATGGCAAAAAAATCACACTCACCAATGACGCACACCTTGCAGGAGGATCTTTTCCGGTCGGCTCGGATGGCATGTATAATGGCAATTGGTATGAGGCCGCCGGTCAAGACGAGAACGGCGTAGAGTACATTGTACGCTGGACTAATGTTGACTGGGACAGCATCGAGGACGGGGATGAGGGCGACGCCTGTGATTGGGACAACCCGGACTACGTTAACGAGATTTAACAAGCATTTTTGCCCTGTGGAATGTGTCGATGAAATCCCGCGAATACACAAAAAACGTAATTAAACCTTTTTGGAGTAGAAAAATGAAGACAGATCAGGTTAAGAGAGCAGCGGGACAAAGTTAATCGGGTTTAGCCCCCTCCGGGGGCGGCCATAAGCCGGGGCAGGTTCTCTGCCCCGGTACGCTTTGAAAGGAAAACGAATTATGAAATGGAAAGAGATCAAAACTTGGGAACGTGTGGGCGGCTGGTACATTGAGCCGGCCACAGAGACGAAATACTGTTACATTGGCGCCCGCGTCCGGCTGGGCGACTCCGTCCGGATGGGAAACGACGTTCGGCTGGGCAACGGCGTCTGTCTGGGCCACGACGTCCGGCTGGGCGACGGCGTGCAACTGGGCGACGACGTGCAGCTGGGCGCCGGCGTCTGGCTGGGCGACGGCGTGCAACTGGGCGCCCGCGTCCGGCTGGGCGACGGCGTCCGGCTGGGCGACGGCGTCCGGCTGGGCGACGGCGTGCAACTGGGCGCCTGCGTCCGGCTGGGCGACGGCGTGCAACTGGGCGCCGGCGTCCGGCTGGGCGACTTCGTCCGGCTGGGCGACGACGTTCGGCTGGGCGACTTCGTCCGGCTGGGCGACTTCGTCCGGCTGGGCGACGACGTGCAACTGGGCGACGACGTTCGGCTGGGCGACGACGTTCGGCTGGGCGACGGCGTGCAACTGGGCGACGACGTTCGGCTGGGCGACGACGTGCAGCTGGGCGCCGGCGTGCAACTGGGCGACGACGTCCAAGTGCCCGTGTATCAGTCATGTACGTTTGCCATCCACTGGCACTCACCGGGGACGATTCGAGCGGGCTGTATAATCAAGCCGTTTGACTGGTGTACCGCCAACGTCCGGCAGGTTGCAGCCGAGCACGGCTACCCGCCGGACGAGCAGAAGCGGTATGCGTTTTTTATCGAACAGATCATCGAGTGGGAGACGGCAATGGGCGATAAAGTCGGTTTCGCCCGACTCGATTAACGTGGTAACCGACTATTTTAACTTCCCCCCGCCGCCGGCACGGGGCGGGGGGTTTGCTCTTGAGCAACGACTGATTCATGGACAAAGTCAAAGACGTTTTTACCCTGCCCCCACAGGGGGCGGAAAGGAGACAAAAAATGAAAATAAAGATTTCCGGTGACGAAGCACCGCAACATACGCCGGGCCCGTGGACGATTTATAACCACGCCGGGACCACCAATTCCGGACACTACGACGGGTACCTAAAAAGTGACATCCGAGCGGGGGCGGACCTGATACATATTCGCCAATCAGTGGCAGGCAACACATTCCCGCGACTGGCAGCAAATGTCCGCTTGATGGCCGCTGCCCCATCAATGCACGACGCATTATGGGCTATAGCCAACATGCAGGTCCAAGAAGAAACAGACAAAGGTGAAGTCCTTGCACTTTGCATGTCAATCGCTCGCATTGAGTTAGAAAAATGTTCAACGGCTGGAAAATAACCAACATTCTCGACGTGGGTCTGTGCGAACTGGACACAGCCGACGGGCCCTACAACAAGACCGGATACCGACTTGAGCATCGAGAGGACGGATTTGCAATCACGGTCGGCCTGATGGAGTACATATCTGGCTGGTCAGCGTTGGAGATACTTTACTGGCTGCACGAAAAACAAGCGATACCGGTCGATGTGCAATGCTGATATTTCGGGACGGGCAGGCCTATTGTTTAATTGAGTCGGAATTAGGCAAAGCCTATAAACCTGAAGTTTGCCGGCTGTTTCCAGCGAATCCCGATGAATGTATGTGCAATCCGATTGACGAAAATCAATGAGATGAAATCCAAAAACAAAGAAAGGAACGATTATGGCCAATTTGAACAAAGTATTGTTAATGGGCAATCTGACCCGCGACCCGCAATTGTCGTATCTGCCCAGCCAGACGGCGGTTGTTGATTTTGGGCTGGCGGTCAATCGCCGCTACAAAAAACAGGACGGTACAATGGCCGATGAACCCTGTTTTGTCGATTGTCGGATGTTTGGAAAACGCGCCGAAACAATCAATCGCTATTTCAAAAAGGGCGAGCCTATCTTTGTCGAAGGGCGGCTTCAGTACGACCAGTGGCAGACTAAAGATGGGACGCGAAAAAATCATCTTCGCGTGTTTGTCGAAAATTTTGAGTTCATCGGAAGAGCCGGCGGCGAACAAAACACCAGCAATGGCGTTGCGCCTGCCACTGATAGGCAGGATATATCTTCTGGTGCTGGCGACGATGATGATATCCCGTTTTGACCCATACGTTGACTTATATGCGACAGAGGCATAATAATGCTAAAATACACGTGCTTTTATCATCCGGACAGGCCGCCATTTGTTGATGTCGGGAAAAGCGGAAAGCATTTTTTTATTTGCTTGGAGTGTTACAAAAAACAGGAACGGGAAAAATGGAAAAAGGATTGTGAAAATGCTGAAAAAATTATGGAGACTCATTAAATCAATTGTATACGCGATGACCTTTGTTTTTATGCCGAGGGATTATCCAGAGGCGCGCGTGAAAATCAAAAACGAAGTCTGAACGCGAGGTGTGAAATGACTGAATACGCAAGTTTTTATTATCGGCCAGACCACGACATATTTATCGATTGTGCCGCGTGTGGACGCACAATCTATAGCAATGAAGAAATCTATTGCAAGACCTGCGGCAAACAAATACACGAGGGATGTCAGGTAACGTGTTTTTGCGGACACGATGGATGCAGGGGATGTATGCTGTATGACGCCGATAACGATATGTGGTTTTGCGATACGGCGGATAACGGAGAGCTGGAAGCCTCTGAATGCCGGAATGATTTTTTGAAAAAATAAATAAATCGCAAAACAAAAAAAGGCAAAGGAAATCGCGGATGCAAAAGAAAAACTTGGAATGGGAATTGATATATGACCGGTTGCGACGGGCGGATGCGGCGGTGCGGAAGCGCAAGAAACAGTTGGGTATCCAGCCGCGGAATGCCAAGACATTTGAAGATTTTTTGAATGCGGTCATCGTACGCGGGCTGGTGGAATATTCGCCGGCGCTATTGCCAAAACTTGAACAAAACGAAAAGGAGAGTCAGAATGAAAATTGAAATCTTAAAAGCCGTGAATGGCCAGTGGTATTTTCGCATTGTCGCCGCCAACAAAAAAATATTGTGCCACTCGGAGACCTACAAACAAAGACAGTCGGCCATCAAAGGCGCAGAATCCGTCATCAAGGGAATCTTAAATTAGGGATATAATTTTCTGGGATAAGGAAAGTTATATACGTTTTATCCGCAGCGGTTTTTCGCACGAGGAAGCCTTGGAATATTTGCGGATTACGCAAATTGGATAATCACACAAACGCAAAAAACAGGAGAGACAAATGCCAATTACAGAAGCACAACGCGAGTCCAGACGAAATCATTTGGGCAGTTCGGACATCGCCGCTATTTTAGGGGTTGATAGATTTCGGAATGCCTACGATGTCTGGCTGGAAAAAACGGGAAAACTTGATGAGCAAAAAGAAAATCCCGCGATGTATGCGGGAACAGTATTTGAAGGCGGCGTGCTGCAATACGCCGAAAAACAACTTGGAAAATTGATACGCAATCAGTATCGCTCGGCAAAAAACCTGCCCATCGGGGCGAATATCGACGCTCTTATCATTGAGAGTAACGAGCCGGTGGAGGCCAAAACGGCCGGCCTGTACGGGCCGCTCAACGAAGAGTGGGGCGAGGATGGCACCGACCAGGTGCCTGACAGGGTGTTGGTGCAATCCCACGTGCATATGCTGTGCGTTGATAAGCCCGTTTGCCACGTGGCGGCTTTTATCGGCGGGCGCGGATTCCGGCTGTATCAGGTGCCCGAGGACGCAGAGATTAAAAACATCATCGCCGAAAAGGCGATTGAATTTTGGGATAAACACGTCAAGGCGGATGTTCCGCCGGAAGATACTGTGCCCTCGCTGGCGGTTGTTAAACGCATCCGCAGAGAGCCGGAGTTGATTGTGCCTGTGCCTGATGCGATTGTCCAGCGATGGCAGGCTTGCAGAGACGCTTATTTGGCCGCACAAAAAGCAAAAGAAGCCGCCGAGGCTGAATTGCTGGCGGCCCTCGGAACCGCAGAAGGTGGGACGTGCTCGATGGGGACGATTACTTATCTTGAAACACATCGCAAGGGATACGAGGTTAAGCCGGCGTCGTATCGCGTCTTGCGGATTAAAAAATCGAAAGGATATTAAAAATGAATAATAACCAAATCCAGCAAGCGAAGAGGAATTTAGAGGGACTTTTACGGCGTGAAGAGTTTCAACGGTCGCTGGCCGATGTGGCACCAAAACATATCACCAAGGAACGAATTGTTAAACTGGCCCTGGTGGCGGCCAGCAGGCAGCCGAAATTGTTTGAATGTACGCCGCAAAGTTTTTTGCAGTCGGTGATGAAATCCGCCGAACTTGGCCTTGACTGCGTTGGGACGTTGGGTCAGGGTTATCTGGTGCCTTATTATAACGGCAAGATTAAGGCCTTTGAGTGCCAGTTTATCGTCGGCTATCAGGGGCTCATTGAGTTGGCGCGGCGGAGCGGAAATATATCACGCATTGAAAGCCGCGTGGTATATGAAAAAGATGAATTTATCGTCGAGTACGGGCTTGAACCGAAACTCATTCATAAGCCCTATCTTGGCGGCGACAGAGGAAAGATTGTTTGCGTCTATGCCATCGCCGAATTGAAGGATGGGAGCCGACAGGTCGAGGTAATGACCCTCGACGAGGTCGAGCGAATCAGAGACCGGAGCAAGGCGAAAGAGGGCGGGCCGTGGGTTACGGATTTTGCCGAGATGGCCCGTAAAACCGTTATCCGCCGACTTGCGAAATATTTGCCGTTGTCGCCCGAATTGGCAAAGGCGATAGAAACGGATGACCAGCAATTTGACTATCACAACGCACCTCTTGACGTTGCGGCGGATATTCAGGCTGGAATTGACGGGCTTAAAAAACGCCTCAAAAAGAAAATTGATTCGGCTGAAGTTGCTGACGCAGAGTCAGAGCAGGCAGAGGATGATAACAAACCAGAAGAGACAGAACAGCAGAACGATGAAACTGAAGTACCGTTTGGGGATTGAGAATGCCGGAATACAACGGAACCATCACAAACGGCAAATTGCATTGCACAAGGCCGGACTTGCTGAATGCGTGGATACAGAAAAATGACGGCCTTTGGTTTCGGATGCGGCTTGAGATTCTCGGCGAGTCGGCAGACCCCAAGACACAGCAGCAATTAGGGTATTATTGGGGTCTGCTGCTACCCGCCATTTGCGAGCGGCTGCGGGAGAAAGGTGTTATGCTGCCCGTTAAAGCGTTTGGCGTCAATGCCAATATTCCCATCACCAAAGACGCGGTGCACGAGTTGTTAATCGACCTATGCGGCGTTATCGGCGCGGATGGACGCTGCTTACGATTGAGCGAGATGGATAAGTTTCAGGCGATACAATTTATCGACAGTGTGATTTCGTTTGCCGTCTGCAACCTCGGAATTGATGAGGTTAAATTAAGTGCGAAAAGGCCTGTTATATAAGGATGATGGAGCAAAAAAATGAAACGACCAAACAGGGAAGTATTGGAAAAAACAGCAGCGGAAAAAGACATACGGACGAAGCCCTTATACAAAAGCGGAAAGACGGAATCGAAAGTTTTGGCGGCTTGTATGCGATGGCTTAAAAAACAACAGATATACGCACGGCGAAACAACGCGGGATTCGGGGACATCGGCGGAACGGGAAGACCTTTTTTTTACGGCATACGGGACGCGGGCGATATCATCGCTTGTGTTAATGGACGATATGTTGAGATTGAGTGCAAACACGGCAACGGCGGATTGTGGAGAATCAGGCAGCAGCAGCACGCCGAGTGCGTCAAAAAATCAGGTGGCTATTATTTTATCGTACATAATACAGACGAGTTGGCGGCGGCCATAGAACCCTTACGTGGAGACAAAAAATAATGATGACATTACGAGACATCACAAAGGCAACAGGCCTACAGTATTGGCAGGTGCAGTATCGATTGCGGAAGTTAAACATCAAGCCCAAGAAGATTCATCAGAAACTTTTTCTCTGGCCGGAATCCGCTGTCCAGAAGATTTTAGATTTTGAGGATGGCCGGTCAAAAAAAAATAAAGACGCGAAGTGATTTGTGGTAAACTGTATGAAAACATTATTCAAACGAAAGTGAGGTTAAAATGAATGAAACGAAAAAATGGTATCAAAGTACGAGTTTATGGGGCGGCGTGGTCGCCTTGTTGGCATCTCTGTTTTCCGCAATCAATATGATTTGGTCGGGAGCGGTTGATACCGAGGTCATTGAGCAATTGCAGAGCGAGCAATTGGTTGAGGCGATTGAGGTGGTCATCGCCTCGGCGGTGGCCGTGGCTGGGTCGATTGTCGCGATTATTGGCCGGTTGAAGGCCAAAGATAAAATTGAGTAATCGGCAGGTGCGGCGGCGAATCATCGGACGGAACGCAGGCTATATAAGTGCCTGACCGCCGCACAAAATTAAAGGTTATTATATGATTAAAAAAATACTGACACTGTTGCTGGCGGTGGCCGAGATTGTGCTGCAATTTCTGCGACTCAAAGAAAAAACGAAGCAGCAAAACGAAAAGGTGGTTGATGATGCAAAAGATAAAATCGATAACAAGGCCCCTGGTGCTGATGTGCATACTGCTATTGACGGGCTGCGGAAGCGTTAGGTTATACCCAATCGCGGATGACCATATCATCCAGATTGATAGTGGCCAGACCTTCACGGCCCCGCGGGATGGGTACTTTTTGTCGAGTGAATATCTCAAACGGATATTGGACGCACAGGTTGAAAATGGATTTTGAAAACATCATTGATACTGTGATACAGGGCGATTGCCTTGAGGTGATGCGGCAATTGCCGGATCAATGCGTGGATTTGGTGTTGACCGACCCGCCGTACGGCATAGATTATCAATCGGCACGGAGGGTTGACAAGAGTAAGTGGATGCCAAAGATAGCCAATGACACATCACCGTTCATAGATTGGATCGAGGATGCCAGTCGAGTATTGCGAAATGGCGGGCGGTTGTTGTGTTTTTATAGATGGGATGTGCAGGAAGCGTTTTTATCCGAGATAAAACGGGTGGGGCTGGCAATTAAATCACAAATAGTCTGGGACAAGGTAGTGCACGGGATGGGGGACTTGCGCGGAGCATTTGCACCACAACACGAAAACATCATCTACGCTACAAAAGGACGTTATGTGTTTCAAGGCAAGCGACCGTGCAGCGTTATACGCCAACAGAAGGTTTCACCGGGAAACCTTTTGCATCCAAACGAAAAGCCTGTAGAACTGTTAAAAACTCTTATACGCCCTTTGACGGTGGAAGGCGATGTTGTCCTTGATTGTTTTTGCGGGAGCGGCAGCACGGGGGTAGCCAGTGTAAGTCTTGGTCGTCGTTATATTGGTATTGACATATCATCGGAGTACTGTGAAATCGCCCGTAAGCGTATTGCGGAAGAAAAAGACAAGATGGCTTTAATTGTTTAACGAGATGTGAAAATTGAAAATTCAAACTTTGAAATCGAAAAACAACCATATGCGTCAGTCTTTAGACGAGTGGGCGGCAACTCCAGCCCCTCGCAAAGATATTCTTACGCGGCTCGACCGCGAAGCGTCAAAGATGTCCGGCTGTGATAAAGAGTTGCTGTTTTCTTTTATGGATGAAAGCGTGCTGAATATGAGAGATAATCGGGCTTATCTTTATCCCGCCGGAGAACGCCCCCCTGCGTTGAGCACACTCCGGCGGGTTTTTTTAATGGAGTGAAATTGATGGCGAATCCCGGTTTGAAATGGAGATTTTGGCGATGAACGACGGCGTTAAACTCTGCCGGATACCGGGGGCAATTCTGTATGATTCCAGGCTGACACCGGCCGAAAAGGTATTGCTTGGGCTGGCCTGGTCATTTCCTGATGGACTGCGATTGAGCAACGCCGAGATTGGGCGAATTCTTTGCAAGCACCAAGTCACAGTTTCACGCATTATCAAAAAACTTGAAGCCGATGGCTGGCTTAAAATCACCGGCAATCAATCCCGCTGGAGACGAATTTACTTTAACAACGACGTTAAAGTAAAGGATGGTGATACTTTAGCATTTTGTGATTCTACTTTAGCATTTCATTCAGTTTACTTTAGCCCCCACGCTAAACAGAATAGAAGAATAGAAAAAGAAAAGAAAGAGAGTACCCCTTTTTCTCCCGTTGAAAATACCTTGACCGATGTGCTTGTCCCATCCTTATCCACCCAACAGGCTAAGCAATCCTCACAACAAAGCCGCCACAGGCAAATCCACTTTGGAGACGCTGCACCCAAAGCCAAAATCACCCCGGAGGAATTTATCCAACACTGGAACCGATTTGATGCACTGCCGGCTATTCGGGCGTTCAGCAAAGAGCGGCGCAGCAAGTTGGCGGCACGGGCTAAAGAGGACACTTTCAAGACACACTGGCGGGAAATTATCCGCAAGTTGGCCGGTTCGCCTTTTCACATCGGGCAAAATGACCGGGGCTGGCGGGCCGGCATCGATTGGATTTTGAAAAACGAAACGAACTACCTGAAAATACTGGAACTGCCTGAACCTACCGATGGTATGACTGGCGCAGCCGATGGAAACGAAATTATCACACTATTTGAGAGGATAAAAAATGGATGACTTGACAAAAAATATAAACGCTGAAGGCGGCGTTCTTGGGTCGATGATTATCGACCGGAATTGTATCAGCGATGTTCGGTCGATACTCAAAGATGACTTTTATTTTTCAAAAATCGAACATCGGATTTTGTACAATTTTCTTTGCACGCTGTCCGATACCGCAGACGGATGGGATTTGGTGATAATGCGGGACGCCCTGAAGGAACAGGGCCTGCTCGACGCTGTAGGCGGAATCGAATATGTTATCCACCTTGCCCATACAGTGCCAACAGCAGCGAATGCGATTTACTACGCAATGCTGGTCGAAAAAGCATACAAGCGGCGCCGAATCGCTGAACACAGCGAGACCTTACGCACGGCGGCGACCAGTCCTGGCGACGTACACGCGGCGTTACAGGACGTTTTACGAGATATACACGAACTTACAGGAGACATTTTCGGCGTTGACACTATTGACGGGGCGGAAGCGGTCGAACGTGTGATAGATGATTCTATTTTCCATCGGCGACGAGTTATCAGAATGCCTTGGTCGATAACAAGCCGATTATCTGCGGCATTACAACCAGGGACAGTAACAATTTTATGCGGTTCACCTGGTGCGTCTAAGAGTTTTGCGGCGTTGGAGTTGCTGGCGTTCGTTCAGGATGAGCATTCGGCGGCGTATTTTGCACTGGAAGACTCGAAAGTATTTCATTTGATGCGTTTGCTGGCCCAGCGTACCGAAACACCTGGCCTGACAAATCCAGAGTGGATTGAGCACAATCCCGAAATTGCAAAAGCCGCTTATTCGGAAAATGCTGACTGGTTGCGTAAGATAGGCCTGACCATCGAGGCCGACGGCGGCGGGACTGTACACTATGACACGCTGGAGGCGTGGGCGTTACGCAAGGCGCGGGCGGGTGTAAAATTGCTGATTATCGACCCGATTACTGCCGTTCAGCACAAGACACGTCAAAGTTGGACGGAAGACAATGATTTTCTGCAACAGCTGAAACGGATATCTGTTGACTATGGCGCGGCGGTTGTCTTGGTTACACACCCCTCGAAATTGCAGGTAATGCCGGGGATGGATGGGCTGGCCGGTGGCGCGACGTTCTCACGATTTGCACAAACCGTCCTTTGGCTGGAGGCGCACGACCACAAGACGAGCGACGTTCAATGGCCTTGTGGCGCTGACACGGTAAGCCACAACAGAACCTTCCATTTGCTCAAAACGCGACTTGGACTTGGGCAAGGATTGCGTATTGCGGCGACGTTCACGGAGACGTTGCGGCTAATCGAACACGGGGTGGTTGTTAAAAGAAAACAAGAGTATGAACGATGATTTTGTTTATTGAAAGGATGAATGAGATGGGGCATATCCGAAATAAACCTTACAAGCAAAAATTGCAAAGTACTCATAAAAGCCCTGAAATACACGCAGAATCGAAAAACTCCGGCCGACCCTGCTCGCGGGTAGGGGGAACGTCCGTTCGTCGATTCTACGGCGTTTTAGAGGCATTCTCGGGCATTTCAGCAGTACGGAATAACTGGGTTATGAAGCAAAAAGGTACTACCCCCCTGAAAAAAGACAGCATAGGGCGGCGGAACCAACCCTATACAGCAGTAAAATTTCTTTCCAAATAAAACCGATTACATCAGGAATAGAACAAACAAGACAAGGGATAGGGGCGCTCCTGAACACCGGCACGCCACCGGACAATATAAAAAAAGTTGACGAAAATTGATTTTTGAAAAAATCAACTTTTTCTGAAATCCTTATTTTCAGGTCATAAAGGCGGATTCTGCGGAGTCCGCCTTTTTTTTTGCGCATCAACTTTCTGAAAGATAGAGGCGACACGTAAAAAAGACAGTTGTTTTATGGAGACCTGAAAATGCGGTATTTTACAACACTTGAAGCGGCGCGACGGCTGGGCGTATCCATCAACAAATTGCAACGGGCAATATGGCTTGACCAGATCGACAAACCACAGAAAGGGCCGGGCGGGGCGTATCTTTGGGACAATGAAGCACTGAACCGCGCAAGCTGGCAATTGCTGGGCCGGGCGCATAACGACGAAGGGACAAACCAATGAGCGAATCCCTTCTGATTTCATATCGGGACGTTTGCCGAAAAGGCTGATTGCTCTAATTATCCGCTTGAAATTATCCGTTATTGTGATATACTGCCGAAAAACCAACAAAGGGAATGCGGCGTGAAAATAAATCAGGCGGAATTTGACCGATTGGTGATGTCCTTGCTCTCGGGCACCAGCCCTGAAAAGGCCGTCGAGCATTGTCAGGCAAATTTAGGCCTCACTGCCAAAGAGGCCCTGAAGGTTGTCAATGAGGCCCGCAAGAAAATCACCCTCGCGGCGGATTTTGTGCGGGATGAGCAATTGGGCACGGCCATCTCGCGTATTAACAATATCTACTCCAGGGCGATACGAGAGCTGGACATCAAGACGGCACTGCAGGCGCAACGGGAATTAAACAAACTGATGGGGCTTTACAGTGCCGATGCCGGAGGAACTGGTTCGGACGGGATGAGCGAGGTCTATCGAGAGAAGCTGGAATTGATTAAGCAGTATATTTTACCGCTTGGATTGGTCGACGAAAAATATCCCATCGAAGAGCACGTCAGGGTAGCGGCGGAAATCGTGCGTGAAAACAAATACAACACAAGCATATCAGACTGCTAAAGACAGGGCGCGTAAGCGCAGTCTTTGGGTTACACGCGCGGGGCAGGACATCGGGCCTATCCCGCCGGTCAAAGATATTGAGCGGCGGATGAAGGGCGAAAAATCGTTCCGGTTTTTCTGTGAGACGTATTTCCCGCAGTTATTTCGCCTGGCCTGGTCGGATGACCACCTGCGAGTCATTCGGAAAATCGAATCCGTCGTGGTTTTTCACAACACCTTTGCGGTGGCGATGCCGCGCGGCAGCGGCAAAACGACATTAAGTCTTGCGGCCGTCATCTGGGCCGTCCTGACGGGCAAGCACGAGTTTGTCTATTTGCTGGCCTCGGCGGACGACCAGGCGATTAAATTGCTCGGCAACATCAAAAACCAATTGTCCGCAAACCCCTTGCTGCTGGAGGATTATCCCGAATCCATCTATCCCATCCAGCGATTGGAAAATGAGGCTCGACGCTGCACGGGTCAAAAATGTCTGGGTGCCCCCACACATATCAAGTGGGGCGTTAATGAGATTGTGCTGCCGACTATCCCCAACAGCAAGTCATCCGGCGCCGTGGTACGGGCCTGCGGGCTTGCTGGCAATTTCCGCGGCGCGATGGTCGTCCGTCCGAACGGGCAATCGATACGCCCTACACTGGTGGTGGCTGACGACCCGCAGAACGACGCCTCTGCGAGGTCGATGGTGCAGACCGCAGAGCGTCTGTCTATCCTTAACGGCACGATCATCGGGCTGGCCGGCCCCGACCAGAAGACCGGCGTCATCGTACCCTGCACGGTGATCCAGCGCGGCGATCTGGCGGATCAGATTTTAGATAACAAACGATTCCCGGCCTGGCGCGGCGAGCGAACAAAGATGATATACCAGTGGCCAAAGCGTGCCGACCTGTGGGCTGAGTACTGCCGCCTGCGTGAGCAGTCAATCCGTGATAATGGCCGCGGGCAGGAGGCGACGGAATTTTATCGCAAGCATAAAGCGGAGATGGACGAGGGGGCCGTTGTGGCCTGGCCGGCCCGTTTTTCGCCGGAGGCCGGTGAAATCAGTGCCCTGCAGGCGGTATATAATCTGCTGCTGGATTACAAGGAGCAAGGGTTTGCCGCCGAGTTTCAGAATGAGCCGCTTAGTGAGACGTTAGACGAAGAGTCGCTGCTGACGGCGGAGGATGTCTGGAGCAAAGCCAACGGAAGACCTCGAGGACACGTCCCGCCGCAATGCACAAAATTAACGGCGTTTGTCGACGTGCACGACAATCTGTTGTTTTACACAGTCTGCGGCTGGGAAGATAATTTTACAGGGTATGTGGTGGATTACGGCACCTTCCCCAAACAAAATCGGCGCCATTTTACGCTGACAAACGCGACGCATACCCTCGGCCGGATGTTTCCGGAGGCGGGTCGGGACGGGGCGATTTTAGCGGGGCTGGAGTCCCTTGTTAAGACCCTGCTGGAGACTAATTATCAGCGGGGGCAGGGCTATATGCAGATTGACCGGCTGCTGGTGGATATGGGTTATAAGGATAAAATCGTTGCCGCGGTTAAATATCGCATTGGTGGGTCTGTGATGATGCTGTCCAAGGGCGTTGGTATACGAGCGGGCAATCGTCCGATCTCACAATATCAGCGGCGTGTTGGCTGGAAACTGGGATATCACTGGTACATCCCCAACGTCGCACGGACGCAGGAACACCCGCATATGGTGATTGACACCAATTTTTGGAAATCGTTTTTGCACGACCGATTTTTGACGCCGCCCGGGGACGCGGCGTCGTTGACGCTGTATGGCAAACCGGAGCAGCACGAATTATTTGCCGCGCATATTGCTGACAGCGAGACGTGGGTAATGACACACGGCCAGGGGCGCGACGTCAAGGAGTGGCGTCTCAAACCATCCAAGCCCGATAACCACTGGCTGGACTGTATGGTGGGATGTGCCGCAGCGGCAAGCGAGCAGGGAATCGCCCTTGAAGGCCAACACGTGATGGCGTCGCGACAAAAGAAACGCCTGAAAATATCCGAATTGCAATCCAAAAAAAGGAGTGCCCGATGAAGACGGAAGAATTTGAACAGATTGTTAAAGCCCGCCTGTCAAAGACAGAATCGACCTTATGCAAGAAGGCTGAAGAGTATGCACACGGCGACCGATTGAGTAATTTTCACGCGGCGGCGGCATTGATGAAGGTCAAGCCGGAGACGGTGTTGGCTGGCCTGATGGTCAAACATATTGTGGCGTTGTATGATTTTATCCGCGAGCACGAGGCGGACGATAAACCCTATGCGTCTCTATGCGACACTATGCGTCCCTATGCATACTGGGACGAGAAAATCGGAGATATACAAGCCTACTTGTGCCTTTTAGACGCAATGATTTTGGAGCGACTGGCGAAACAAACAGACGGAACGATGTAGTAAAAAAAACGGCAGGCCGATGACAAAGGAAAAAATTGTGCTGTCTGATATCGCTGCACAGCGGCAGACGGGGCTTGTATGCACCCAATGCGGCTGCCGTCATATCTACGTCTATCATACCGACACGCGCAAGACCCATGTCATCCGTTATCGTAAGTGCAGGTATTGCGGTAAAACATACACCACCATCGAGCGGCTAAAATGACCGAAAATTAAAAAAAATACCAGTTATGGTAAGATTATAACAAATCCCAAAAAAGCCTGTTCTAAAATGGCGTTGCTGCGGTATTATATCTACAGAGCAATGATTTTTTTTACAGGCGGCAGAAGTGAGCACAGAAGAGCGCATAAAAAATCTTATCGAATCGCCGAAAAGTGTAACAGGGGATGGTGTTACGGTTGTTGAGCAAACAATCGGCGATATCATCGAGGCCGACCACTATCTGGCCAAAAAGAAGGCCGCCGGACAAGGGCTTAAACGTCTCTTGCGATTTATTCGGTATAGCCCCCCAGGAGCGGTCTAAATGGCGAGTCTGCTTAAAAAATTAAAGAGACTTTCCGCGTCACCTAAAAAACGGCATCTCCGTCGTCTGCTTGCAAAATACGACGCCGCACAAACCACCATCGATAATATCCGCCATTGGGCGATGGCCGACTCCCTGTCAGCGGACGCGGCAGCCAGCAGCGATGTCCGCAAAAAAATACGTGAGCGGGCACGTTACGAGGTGGCCAATAACTCTTACGCTAAGGGTATCACATTAACCCTTGCTGATTATTGTGTGGGTACCGGCCCTCGTCTGCAGTTATTGACGAGTGATAATGAGCTCAATAATGCCGTTGAATCGGAATTTGAGGCCTGGACACATCGCGTCAATCTGCCTGCAAAATTGCGGACAATGCGCGCGGCTAAATTGACGGACGGTGAGGCGTTTGCATTGCTTGCCGGAAATCCGAAACTTAAAGGCCCAATCAAACTGGATTTAGCCCTTGTCGAGTCTGACCGCGTTACGTCGCCGACGCTTAATCTGCAGCCGACACCGACTGATATAGACGGCATCACGCTGGATCGATTTGGCAATCCGATAGGCTACACCATACTCAATTATCATCCCGGCGACGTTGCTATCACCAATAACGGGGCACAATATATCTCCGCCGATTCTGTCATACACTGGTTTCGCGCAGACCGACCCGGCCAGCACCGTGGCGTCTCTGAGATTGCACCTGCTTTGCCGCTGTTTGCGCAATTGCGCCGTTACACGCTCGCGGTGTTATCCGCTGCTGAGACAGCAGCAGAGATAGCCTCTGTGCTTTATGTCGATCCGCCGCCTGACGGCGAGATTGCCGCGCTGGAGCCGATGGACGTCGTCGAGTTGGAAAGACGGATGACGACCGTAATGCCGGAAGGCTGGAAGCTGGGGCAGCTCAAGGCGGAGCAGCCGACAACGACCTACTCGGAATTCAAGCGCGAGTTGCTGAACGAAATCGCGCGGTGCTTTAATATGCCGCTGAATATCGCGCTCTGTAATTCGTCGGGGTATAACTATGCCAGCGGCCGGCTTGACCATCAAACATTTTTCCGGTCGATACGCGTTGAGCAAGCCGACATGTCGGCTGTGGTGCTCGATAAGATTTTTGATGCCTGGGTTAACGAGGCGATGCTGACGACGGAGTTTGCTGCTTTGCGTAATCTGCGAGCCTTGCCGCACCAGTGGTTTTTCGACGGCAACGAGCACGTCGACCCCGCCAAAGAGGCAAACGCTCAACAGACACGACTTAACTCCAATACAACAACCCTTGCGGCCGAATATGCACGCCAGGGCAAAGACTGGGAAACGGAATTGTATCAGCGTGCCAAGGAAAAACGGCTGATGGAAGAATTGGGATTAACAACGGAATCGAAATCCGTACTGATTGATGAGGATGAAAATGAAGAATAAGCAAATCTCTTTTAATTTTTTGTGCCCGCTGACCATTGAGGCGGCGGCGGATAACAAAAAACTACCGCGCTTTTCGATGGTCGCCTATACGGGCGGTGCGATGCAGGTGGGCTATTTTGATTATCCGGTTGTTGTTGATTTAGAGGGCCTGCAAATCGACCGGCAAACCTTGCCCGTCCGATTAGACCACGACTCACGGCAAGGGGTAGGGCATACGACACGCGTTGTGATTGATGACAATCAATTGCTGGCCGAGGGCCTTATCTCACGCGATACGAGCTGGGCCAGAGATGTCGCCAACAGCGGCAGTCAGGGCTTTCCGTGGCAGGCCAGCATCGGGGCAGAGGTTATCAATGAGGAGTTTGTGCCGAGCGGTTCGGCGGCGAACGCCAACGGACAAACCTTTGACGGCCCTGTCTATATTGTCCGCGCATCAACGCTCAAGGAAATTAGCTTTGTTGATGTCGGGGCTGACTCAAATACCAGTGCAAAGGTCGCGGCAAAACAAGCGGCTGAAAAAAACACGAAAAATATACTATTCGAGGAAACTGAAAAAATGAAAAAGACAGACGACGAAAAAGAAAAACAAACTGTTGTGCCTGAGACGCTGCAGGCCAGCGCACCGGATGGTGATGAGGTGGTCAAGCGTATCCGACAACGCGCGGAAGATGAAGTCCGGCGTATTGCAGCCATCCAGGCGGCCTGTGGCGGCAAGCACGCCGACATCGAGGCCAAGGCTATCAGTGAGGGATGGGATGCGACACGCTGCGAGCTGGAGGTGCTGCGCGCCTCTCGTCCCGCGGCACCGGCGGTGCAGACACCTCCGCAGACAACCAGCCCAAAGGTATTTGAGGCGGTCGCCCTGATGGCTTCCGGCGGCATCCGCGATGACAGGCTGCAGACGTTGTATGACGCGCAGACCCTTGAGGCCGCGGACAAATTGCGCGGTATCGGCATCCAGGAATTTTGCGAGCGAATTAGCGGCGCGCAGAATTTGCCGCGATTTCGCCGCGATGCATCCGGCTGGCTGCAGGCAGCATTTTCAACGGCGTCTTTGCCTGGTATCCTGTCAAATGTGGCCAACAAAATGCTACTTGAAGGATATAATTATGTCGAGGACGCCTGGCGCAGAGTCTGCAAGATTGCCAGTGTCAACGATTTCAAAGAGCACACCCGCTACCGGATGACCGGCGATTTTGCATTTGAAAAAGTCGGCAACGGCGGCGAGATTAAACACGGAAAACTCGACGAATTGAGTTATGGTCAGAAGGCCGACACGCACGGCATTATGTTTGCTCTGACGCGCCAGATGATTATCAATGATGACCTCGGCGCGTTTGCAGATATTCCGCGCCAAATCGGGATGGGCGCTGCCGAGGCGATTGCAGAGGCGGTCTGGAGTCTGCTGTTGTCCAATCCCAATAACTTTTTCTCGACCGCGCACAAAAACTATAAAGATGGTGCCGATACGGCATTAAGCATTGATGGCTTGACGCTGGCGGAAATCGCGTTTGGCGAGCAAGTCAAGCCAAACGGAAAACCGCTTGGAATACCCGCCTCGATTCTGTTGGTGCCCATCGCTCTGAAAACGGTGGCCGAAACCTTGATGACCTCGACGATGGTTAACGAGACAACGACCGCCGGAAAGCCTAAGCCGGCGGACAATCCGCATCGCGGAAAATTCGATGTGGTCTCCAGCGTATATCTGTCAAATACATCGTTTGCGGGATACAGTTCAAAGGCGTGGTATCTGTTCGCCGACCCGAATCGGCTGCCGGCGATTGAAGTGGCGTTTCTTAACGGTGTTGACCGGCCGACGGTTGAGAATACCGACGCAGACTTTTCGACGCTGGGCATTCAGTTCCGCGGCTACATCGATTTCGGCGTGCGGGAGCAGGATTATCGCGGCGCGCTGAAAATGAAGGGCGAAGCATAATCACTAAAAACAACAAACGAAAGGAATAAAAAATGGCAACAGCACAATTTTTGTATGATGGCAATACGATTAACTATACGCCTGTCAGTGATGTCAGCGCGGGCGATGTCGTTGTGCAGGGCGATTTAATTGGTATCGCCAAGCACGATATCGCGGCCGGCCAGTTGGGTGCGTTGGCGGTGGTGGGTATTTTTGCCGTGCCTAAAGCAACGGGGACGGGAATTACCGCCGGTGCAAAACTCTATTGGAACTCGGCGACAAAGACAGTGGCCTTGGCTCCTGGCACAGAACCCGCTCTTCCTTATCTGGGTAAGGCCGTGCTTGCGGCCGCGTCGGCGGCTACGACCGTCCAGGCGCGATTGGAGCAATAGGCATAATCGTCTCCCCTCTCCTTACTACGTGCGGCAGGATTGCCCTGTCCTGCCGCATATAATTTTATGGCGGAATTGGGAAAACATATTGCAGCCATTGAGCTGGAGCTGGCGCGAATGACAAAGGACGGACATTTTGCCGAGCCTGAGATTGATGTGATGATGAGACGGCTGGATGTCTGGCTGCGGCAGATGCAAGAAATCAACCGAAAACGATTAGACACCTTTGGATGACAATGGCAAGCAGCGGCTATCAAATCGACCGTAAAGAATTCAGCGACGCGCTGGAACGGATTAATGCAAAACTGGACGGTGTGAAAGAGGATGTCTCGTCCGTTAAGGAAGAAATGATTGCGATTAAAACAACTCTGAAATTAACCCCCATCCCAAAGCAGCCGTGTTCGCAATTGGAAAAACATCTTGAAGCGCACGAGTCGATTAAGATGATTTGGCTGCGTGCGGTGGTCAGTTCCGTTATCAGTTCTGTAGTGGCTTCGGTTACCGCTGCACTGACGGCGATATGGGTTTTTTTCCGGGATAAAGGATAATGAGGTATGGATGTAGGAGTCTATGATGGCAAAACGATATACAAGCAGGATATTGGTTATCCCTTACAACGGTGAGAGTAATCTTACAGTTGTATTGCGGGAGTACGGGACAGGTAATGTGCTGGATGCGACAACGGGCGATTGCGATGATACAATCACTTTTGCGCAGGGTTGTATCGAGGCCACACGTCACGCGAAAAGCGGCGATTGGCTGGTCGTTGTGCCGGCGACCGATGTCAAAACGCTGTATGGTACAATCTATCAATTGCCTGCGGCATCTGTATCCAAGGATAGTATACCCGATTTACGCGACGTAACCGCCTTTTTGTTTGATAGCAAGTATGGGATTTCATTCAGCGATTCGGTGCCGACATTTTATGGCCGCGTGCTCGTAGAATAAAAAACAGATTGCATCAGCGGCTCAATCACATAGCAAGAGAGAGTAACTATGGCAAACACGTTGATTAAAGACAATTGGACAATCAGTTTTTTGTGGCGGCCTGAGTCGTCGTGGCGTGAGGTGCACGGTGTATTGCCGATTGCAACGGTTCGGATGTTGGATAACAGTTACGTGACGCTATCTTATGAGGCGACATATGACGTTAGTGATAATCGCACGGGCGGCAAGTTCGTTCTCGCCGACGGTACGAACACCATCGAGATTACCGCCAATGACGGTTGGCTATTTGCCGACGTGCTAAAATTTGCTATCGTCCACGAGGGCGGCGTAACGCTGTACGTCGAGACACCCGCCGAGGGGATGCTGGCCGGTACCGATGTGTCGATGGCGTTTGATGACTACCTGAATTTCGTCCAGTTTTCCGCCAACGCCAGTGGTGAAGTCAAAGGTATCGGTGCGTATGGAGACTGCCAGATTTGGGATAACGCGCTTGATGAAACCAATATTCAAAAAGTTTTTAATCTCGACCCGACAGCACCAGCGGCAACCTTGATACAACGAGCTGACCAAATGGCGTTTTCTCGCGATAGTGAGGCTTATAGGTTATCTTTCGTGTCGGAAGAAAAAATTAAGATAACTAATAATGGTATTAGAGACATCATAAATAAGCCCGTATTCTGTCAACTTACTCCTGCATTTAATGAGACCATTCGCAACCGGCACATACTTTTGTGGTCGGATGGAAATAAAATAGTATCTGCAACATCACGAACTGTCTACGAAACGGATGACGCTCTTAACTTTTCGCAGATTTTAAGTTTGAGTCAAGAACCATTTGCGACTGATTGTGCTAATGGCGAATATACTTATTTGAATTATGTAATTTGCTCAGGATATAAACTCGATAACGGTGTGTTGCTACTTAACGCACGTAACTCATCAGATAATACGTCATTACTGTGGAGGTATGACCCGATATCTGGGGCGTGGAACCACGTTCTAACGATGAAAGGGTACCTTGAAAAATGGGGATGGCAGGGAGTTAGAGGGTCTGAGATAGTAATCGGTGAGTACGGGCCCAGATCTGGCGCGGAAGAATACTCAAAACGTATTTATTATTCACCCAATTATGGCGCGACGTGGTCTATCATCCATACGATTGCCAAGACGAGTACCACTGACTTACATATACATTTCACGACCTGGCATCCAACACACACAAACACAATTTATGTATCTACTGGTGATGATAGATATCGTCAACTATTGATGTTGGAATTTATCGGGCCGGATAAGACTGACTCTGCATCGTGGTCAGCATCGAATTTAGGGCTGAATATCCAGCCAACCTCATCGTTAGTTTTTGGCGATAAATTGATATTCGGCCTGGATGGCGATAGTATGGAAACGGGAACGTTTTCTTTATTTGACCCGGATACCTCGAGAGAAACATCCTTGTTGCAGTTATACTTGTTTGACAGCACATCAGGATTATATCTTCATCGGTCGAACGAGACATATATTTGGTGCATAACACGTGTTAACGGGATATATTATGCAGCCGCTTATCGCGATGGTTCAGAGAGCAATGGTTTATATGCTTCGCAAAATGGATTTGAGTGGACACGTATCTATAAAGGTGTTATAACTTTTGTGATGGGTGATGAGACGGGTCGACTTTGGCTACAGGCCAGCAATGGTATAACAACGGTTCCTTTTTTGGTCAATCAAGTAAGCAACCGGTCTATATCATTTGCTTATTGCAGGCGAAGCTTTACAAATGTGCTTAGTGCCGACAATTCGTATATGAAACTCAGCATTGGTGATTGGTATCATCAGGATACTGCAAATGTTATAAGCAGTGGATTAAGTAATGAGTACAGTGTGTTTGGTGCTAACTCATACAAATCAATCATCACTGATTATATACGTGCGAGACTGTATTTAACACTTACAGCTGGCAAGGCTTATGTGTGGTCTGCATTTTTGCGATTACCTGATGAGATTATTGGATGGTATCAAGATTCAAAAACACGACCATACTTGCGGATAGATACTTTCACGTCATCAGGGATAATCAAGCCGACAATTATATCTAATTTTATACGAGTTTTTGAAAACTGGTATTATGGGCAATGCTGGTTTTTGGTTACGGAAACAAACACATCTGGCGTAATGATACAAATAATTCCAAAGGATTTTGTATTTCCGCCAGAAGGTCTTCCGATATATATAGATGGAGCTCAGTTGGTTGAGTTAGATGACAACGATATACACTATTCAGGTCAGTTTCAGCCTGGCGGCACACCGCGGGCGGCAGAAATACTGGTCGCATCGGCGTTAGGCGGCGGTGGTGCTGGCGGCGGTGATGCTGGTGGCAGGCTTTTCAGAGGCCTATTATGATATTGCCTTATATTATTTTGAGTCTCATAGCGGTTACGCCGCAAACGCCGACGCAACCGCCGCAAACGAATCGTCTGCCGACAATGCAGTATTACATCACTAACGATTATGTGATTGTTATCCACCACCCATCGACAAGTCCGGTGGTATGGGAGTATATCGACGACCACTGGGTCTCGCGTGTTAATCGCGAGGCGGTGCCGATAATTGAATACAATGGTCGGCTGTACTCGCACAGATATCAAGTGGATGTAATTTCGCAGCGTGATTTTTTGCTGCGGATTATTTACCGCTGGGGGACGACCTATAATTACTATGATTTGGCGATGTTAAGTTATCACTGGAACGGCGACGGACGTTTTACACTTAAGGCGGCCGCGGATATTTTAAGCAGGGTGTGGCTAAGAAATGATTACGCAAATTGATATAGAAAGGATGCGTGCATAATGAGTTGGACAGGCTATGTCATCACGGACGTGGACAAGCCGGACGTCGGGTTGGCAACGGCGGTGTGGAATGAGGGGCAGGCCGATGAGTTTCGCTATTCGCGCCGGGCTAAAATGACAACCGCAGAGGGAGCTGTTATTCGCGAAGAGGCTAAGGCGGCAAGAGACGCGGCGATTGCAAAACGGGCAATCGACACGGGCTCATCAAATGATTTTACCTATATCCTAAATAATGACGAGGTTTTCTAATGGCAGCACCCACCAAAACAGCACGTACGCTGGTCAGCAGTCAATCCGTTGCGGCGGGCAACAGCGTTAACGGGACGCTGGACTTGTCTAAACGATTCGGCGCGCTGTTAACGGCGATGATTACCAACGGGGCAACGGGGCCTACGTTTCCGTGTCAATTAACGATTGAGACCTCCAACGATGGCACGACGTGGTATGAGTATCTGACCGTCGAGGCGGGAAACGCCAACAGCGGAAAATATACCTACAACATCGACCTGCCCGCCGGCGTGATGAATGTCAAAGCGACGTTTAGCGGGCACACGGGGCAAGCGGTCACGGTGGTCTGCGTTGCACAGGAGTTGACCAGTGTTGGCTAAACCGCCCTTGGGCA